GCGTCCCCTTCGAGACCCTGTCCAATCTGCTCATCAATACCGCTCCTGGTACTGTCGAGCAAACCTCCTCCACCCCTCAGCCTAGCGCTGAAACCGAGTCCTCTTCCTAAAATGCGTTTCTTACTCAACGGCCTGAACGGTCGCGAAGCCCTCCTCATCGACCCAGCCAAGGCCAACGATCACCGCGTCCTTGCGGAGAAGTTCGGCTTTACGGATATGCTTGCCCAGCTCTTCGGCGAAGTCCCGAAGGCCTACATCGCCGAGGACGGCACGGGGGTCATCCCAATCGTCGGTCCCATCGGCAAAGGCCTCGCCCCCATCGAACGCATGACTGGCGCCGTGGACGTGAATGACATCGCCGAGACCATCGACGACTACGCCACGAACCCGCAAGTCACCCGCATCGCCTTCCAAGTCTCATCCCCTGGCGGTACGGTCACGGGCGTCGAGGAACTCGCCAACAAGGTCCGCAACATCAGCAAGCCGACGATGGCTTACACCGACTCCGAGATGGCCTCTGCCGCTTACTGGGTCGCCTCCGCTGCCGACAAGGTCGTCGCTTCACCCTCTTCCACCGTTGGCTCCATCGGCGTCTACATGACTGTCGCCGACATGACCGAGATGGCGAAAGCCCAAGGCATCAAGATGGTGGTCATCAAGTCGGGCAAGTTCAAGGGTGCTGGCATCCCGGGCACGTCCCTCTCTGACGAGCAAATCGCCAACCTCCAAGACAGCGTTGACGCGATCCACGCGGACTTCAAAGCCTCCGTCCTCCAGACCCGCAAACTCGTCAAGGCCGAGGACATGGAAGGCCAAGTCTTCTCAGGCAAGCAGGCCGCCCAGCGCAACCTTGTGACGGGCCTTGCGGACTCCTTCAACGAAGCCGTAGCCATGTGGGCCGAGAACAGCATCGCCCCTGCCCCTGCGGTCCCCGCCAAGAAGAAATAATCTTATGCCAGAAATCATCATCACCGACATCGACGGCACCATCCTTGACGCAGGTCAACCCGTCCAGCGCGTCATCGATTACATCAAGGGCGAAGGCTACCCAGTCGCCATCCTGACGAACCGCCCCGAGTCGGACCGCGAGAAGACTGTTGAAGACTTGAAGGCCACGGGCCTCGACTACTTCCGTCTGATCATGAACGCCGGCGAAGCCCCAGCCCCCGAGCATAAGGCAAAGGAAGTCCAATCCCTGCTAGACGAAGGCTTCGACCCAGACCTCTTCATCGACAACGACCCAGACAACCGCGAAGCCGTTGCCGCCTTGGGCGTAGATGTCACAGACCCTGCCGACTTAGACGCTGAAAGCGAAGCCGCTGAAGAGGAAAGCGACGAGGAAGAGGAAGCCGTGGAGATGTCCGCCAAGGCCTTGGTTTATTCCAAAGCGAGCAATACCAAGATGACCATCGAAGACAAACTCTCGACCGCTGAACTCCTCGCCCAGGCGTTGACGTCTGAACGCGATGACCTCCGTGCCACCGTTGAGAAGCTCACGGTCGGCGCCGCTGACGAACTGACCGCCATCAAGGCTGACCTCGTCACCAAGGAAGCCGCCCTCGCTGACCTCGGTGTGTCCCTCGAAAAGGCCAACGCCGAGCGTGACGCCTTCGCCGCCAAAATCGCGGAACTCGAAGCGACCAAGGTCTCGGCCTCCAAGGAAGCCGCCAAAATTGCCGCCTCCGTGGGCGTCGAACCGACCGCCATCATCCCCGGCTCCGACAACGCCGCCGCCAAGGTGGACGTCCTCGCCACCTATAACTCCCTGACCGACCCGAAGGCCAAGGCCGACTTCTTCGCGAAGAACGCCCAAGCCATCTACGCGTCCATCAAGGTCTAATTTTTCTCTCACCCTAATCTCCTACTAATCACCTATGTCTAACAGCATCGCATCCGCTCCTAGCGTCCTCGCTCAGGGCGTCATCTCCGCTCTCGCCAACAAGTTGCCCATGCTCTCGGGCTTCTCGACGGTGTTCACCTCGTCCATCCAGGGCGCCGGCAAGACCATTCAGGTTCCCCTGATCGGCACGTCGGTCGCTACTGAGTTCTCGACCGGTGGCTACCTCACCCAAGACGACGCTACCGTCACCTCGACCAGCGTCACCCTCAAGCACTTCAAGGTCTCCAGCCGCTTCTCGCCTCTGGACATCCGCGAATACGGCATGGGCTTCTTCGCTAATAACTTTGTCGAGACGGCTGCTATCGCCCTCTCCCAGAAGTGCATGACGGAAATCAACAGCCTCGTCACCGCCGCTAACTACAGCTCTGGCACCAACGTCGGCGCCGCCCTGTCCTACGCTGAAGTCGTCGCTGCTCAGAAGACCCTCGATGACGCCAAGGCCCCTGACAAGCGCGCCCTCGTCCTCGGTAACACCTACCTGTCCGACCTCCGCTCTGACGCGACCATCATCGCCGCCTTCCAGCTCGGTGCGAACGTCATCTCCTCTGGCTCCCTCGGCACCATCGCTGGCGCTCAGGTCTACCAGTTCAGCAACCTCTCCGCCAACGCTGAGTCCCTCGCGGGCTTCATCTGTGGTGCTGACGCCATCGCTGTCGCCACCGCCCTCCCGTTCAACGAAATCCCGGGTGCTGAAGTGTCTCAGGCCACCGACCCTGCAACGGGTCTCTCGGTCCAAGTCATGATCATCCAGGAGCAGTCGGGCTTCCTCAACGTCACCGCCACCTTGCTCTTCGGCACGGCTGTCGGTCGCGCCACGAGCCTCCGTCGCCTGACGACCGCCTAATCAACGCGGCTCAAGCCGCTTAACGAGACCCCCTTGGCTAACCCCTTGGGGGTCTTTCGTTTTCCTACCAAAGCGGGCATATATGATGAGCCTCTACGGAAACGAGTTTTTGGACGACGCAAAGGAGATGATCGCCGACTTCGGCGTGGCTGGTTCCGCCAACTCGGGGGCCATCACCTTCCAATGCCTCATCTCCGACCCTGCCGTCCAGACCGTCCTTGAGGCAGGGGGGTATGTGGAGCGTACCCAATACACGGTAAGGGTTCCCGCTGTAACGGCCTCCTGGAGCCTCCCAGATGGGTCTAATGGGGCATCGGCGGCCCTACTGTCCGCTGGCGTCCCCATCGCTTCCCTAGCCCAAGGGAAGAAAATCGTAGCCGGCGGGAAGAACGTCCGCATCACGACCCAGACCTACAAGCCTGCGTCGGCTTGGATCACGCTCCTCGTCATCGACGATAACCAATAAGGCCGTGGTCAAGGTCTCCATCACGCCCGCCAGTCAGCGTGCCTTCGTGGACGCCATCCAGAAGTTTGCCGCCTCGAGCAAGCAAACCATCCGCGACGCCACTCTGGAGCAGGCCGCCCTCGCCTGCCAAGACGCCGCCACCTTCACCCCTCCCCTCGTCAAGGGCGGAGGCAACGGCCTATCCAACGCCGCCAAGAAGGCCGGTGAGCGTGCCGTTGACCGAGACGTGGGCAAGGTCGTCACCCCTTTGACGGGCGGAGGTGCAGGGACGCAAGCCACACGCGTCATCAAGCGCCTCGGCTCCTTGGCCTTGAACGATAACCAAGGCCTGTTCTGGAAGGTGGCCTCCAGCCAATCGACCATCATCTCGGCCAACTCCTTCGTGGCCCGTATGCTCTCCCAGCAGTATAAGGGGTTCGGCACGCCCGAGGGTTTTAAGAAGGCCAAGAACTACTTTAACCGCATCGGCACCCGGGTCGCCGCTCAGTCCTTCAGCTCGGATGGTGGCTTCCTTGACGGAACGGCTGCCATCGACGCGGTCTACAAGCCTGTCTATCAGCGCAACAACGGACGCCTCTGGAAGAACGGACGCAACGTGAGCGGCGTTAAGTCCTTCGACAAGCGGGTCGTCGAGAAGAAGGGCGACCTCGACACCTACATCCTGCAACGCCAGGAGACGGTCGGTGCCATCAAGTCGGGCTGGTACAAGGCTTTGATGTCCCTACCCCGCCCGGTCATCAACGGCGTGGAGAAGAACGCTGGTTCCAAGCTGCGGGCCGCTGGCTGGATTACCAAGCACAACAGCGTTGCCGGGAATAGCGTGACCTCCTTCTCTGACAAACTCGCCGACATCACCATCCGCAACCTTTCGGGCAACATCTTCGGCATCGCCGACCAAGCGGGCGTCCTCGGCCTAGTCTACGGCAACCGCGTCAAACAGATGCCCGCCAAAATCCGCAACCTCATCGACAAGGACGTCGCCAAGTTTAACCGAAAATAACCATGCCAGCCTCCATCCGTCACATCGTCGAGTCTACGCTCGCGACCTACCTCTCAACCCAAACGGGGCTGACCTCGGTCACCTTCCTCACGGGCGACAGTAACGTTACCCAGACCCTGCCCAAGGCCGTCGTCCTTTGCGACTCTGCCCGCCCGCCGGCAAGCCTAGACGAGGGGGCTGGCAACTACGACTGCTCCGTCCGCATTACCCTGTTCTCCAACGCCGACGACACGACCCTCGCCGATCACCGCTCCCGCTGCGCCGCCTTGGTCGGGAATATGCGGGACATTGCCAGCATCAAGGCCGCCTTCGTCTCTGGCGGGGACGCGACTTGCTACGACGTCAGCATCCTGTCCGAGGACGAGGGCATCGACGAACGCTCCTGGGCGACCTCGTTCGCCTTCTCGGTCTGGACCTGTCTAGCCCCGTAATTATTCCAAAACGGGCAAAGACAAATGGCCGCAATCAACACAGGCACGGAATGCAAGTTTGGCATTGAAGACACCTCCATCGGTGAGCTTTTCGTGCAATCCTACTCGGTGAACGCTACGTTCAACCTTTCTGGCTTAGTGGCTGATGAGCAAGGCGTGACTCAAACCGCCCGATACGACGACCGGAAGACCGAGCTGACTGTTGACGGCATCTGCAAGACCTCTGGCATGCCAGTCATGGGCGGTGCTTTGACTTTTACTGTCAATGTGGACACCGCTTATAACGATGGCGGAGACGCAACTACGGACTTTGTCGGCACCATTACTGCCATCACCCAGAAGGGTTCAAATAAGGACTTCACATCGGTTTCGGTTACTGCCGTTGCCTACGAGGATGTCCCTGCTGTTGCTCCTTAATTGACCCAGCCCCAAGCAGGGGCATAGTCCAGGCGTGGACCATCGCTTTCTAAACGCTTACATCGACCCGGCTCCCTTCAAGTTGCTGGGTCGTTCGCTTTATCCGTGGTGCCTCAAGTACCGCGTGCGACTGATGGCCTTTAAGTCCCCGCTGATCACGGGGGAACGCGGCATCACCCCCGCCGACCTTATCTTCGCCTGTCAGGTATGCGCCGAAGAACCCCTTGGGGAGATTGGCTGGATTGATAAAATCCGCATCTCAGCCCTAAACCATAACCCCGCCAAGTTTGAAGCCCTGCTTAACGCCTTCGCCGGCTACATCCTAGTCCACGACTGGCCCAAGTTCTGGGAGCAAGACAAGAGCAAGAGCGGAGGGGAGACGGGCGTCCCTTGGCCCTTGGCCATCGTCGTCAACCTGATTGCGTCGGGGATCCCAGAGCAGCGGGCTTGGGAAATGCCGGAGTGCCAAGCCATCTGGCTTAACTCAGCCCTAGCCATCCGCAAGGGGGCTGAAGTCAAGATAATGACCCCCGAGGAGGAGGCCTTTATGGAGTCCCAGCGGGCAAAATCTGCTTCCAATCCAGCAAAGGAGAAGACCTCCTGACATGGCTCAATCCCTCGAAGTAAACATCAAGACGACCTCGGACGTCCCGCAGGCTATGGACAAGGCCAAGACGGCTGTCAGCGGTCTCGGCGCTCAGATTGACGGCATCGGCAAGAAGTTCTCCACCTCGTTTAAGGATATCTTCCTGTCCTTCCTTGGGCCGATGGCAATCCTCACGACCGTCCTTGGCTTGATTGGCAAGATAATCGCTGACAACCAAAGAAAGCAACAAGAGGCCAACCAAGCGGCCATCGATGGAACGAATAATTTAATGTCGGCGCAGGACAACTACTACGCCAACAAGAGGGCCAATGAGCAGAAGACTGTAGAAGACACAGAACAGGCAAACAAGCAACGCATCCAAACCACGCTCAACTTCATCAATGAAGACCCTCGCGGTGAACAACTTTTCCAAGATTACATGAACCGAAAAATCGGCGACCGCAGGACAGTCGCAGAAGGTTTTCCGCGCAGAGGATATAACGTTTCCTTGGATAAGGAGGTTCAGGATAAGGTCCAAGCCCTCATCGCCGAAGACATTAAGAAGAACCCTCAACTGACGACCCAAAAGTCACCGACATCTTTTAGGGGGCCCGAAGGTTTCAGCAACGTCGTCGGCGTCGGCGCCAATCCCGTCATCGAGGCCATGACCCTTCAGCTCGAAGAAGCCCGCAAGCAGACTGCCCTCCTTGAGTCCTTGAACAGCAAGCAACCCGGCGGCGGCGTCCCTGTGGACTTTACCAAAACTCCCTCAACAAATAATCCCTCACTTAGAGGCGGTAAATAATTTACACATATGGCACTCGTAGACACAGGAAACACTCTTGAAACCCCGCTCATTCAGCCGGGCTGGACGGTCGTCTCTGACGGCTTTGGCCTGAACACCTCGGTCACGGTCTATAAATGCGATCACACTACCGATCTGGAGGACTTCCTCGTCAAGGGCACCGCTCACCCCGACGAGGCCTATACCTACCTTAAACTGGACAAGTGGCGCATCAGTTGGGACTCGCTTGGGATTGCCACGGTCACCGTTGACTATTGCGGCATCGAGCCTGGAGTCGGTGAAGCGTTAACTCTTACCAAGCCGAACATCTCGTCTTCCAACGGGCTGACCAGCGAACCCCTGACCTCGCATCCTAACTTCTTTTCTGGGCCTACTCCAGCGACTGGTTATGGTGGTACGCTTGCCGGCCCTGCTCCGTATACCCTCAGTCCAATCGGTCCTTCCGTCGCGTCCAAGGAAACAGGCAAGGCCCAACAATCATACATCGGTCTGAACGGCGCTTGCTTTGAGTCTTCGACTGGTGGCCGTTTCATCGGCTTCGTCAACCCATCGACGCCCAGCCTCTACGGCAAGACAAACTACCTCGCCACGACGACCTCCTACTCTGGCGTCGTATACAGTTCCGTAATCTCAAACGTCCAAGCGCTGCTTCTCCTGCTCAACACGGCGACATCAACGGACTCATGGGGTGTATTCAAGCTCCTTCCTGCTTGGGCTCCCAAAGGAACGGTCGCTGGCGTAGGCCACATGAACCTCCTGTCGCAAGTGAATGTCGAGGAGTTCGGAGCTCTCTACAAAATCAATTACGAAATCCGTTATTCAAAGACGGGCTGGTCGAACCGCGTCTACATCAACGTCGCCGCATCTTAATGAGCATCCAACCAGGAGTAGGGTTCAACTTCAAGTCGTCCAATCACGGCACCACGCTGGACATCGACCAACCTTGGTCTTCCCTAATCCCTGTCCTTCCTGCCGATCTGGTGCCGGGCGGTGGCGGTGAACCCGATAACAGCGGAGGCGACAACCCAAACAAGTTCACCTTCACGAAATTGCGGGTCATCTGTCGGACGGCTAATACAGGCGGCGACCCAGTAACTTCTTGCCTCCGCGAGTATAACCTAATCGGGATGGCGGTCTACCCGACTGGAAGCAAGACGGCCCCGACGATAGTCAACGCAGACCTAATTGACAATGGCTCAACGTTCACCCTCGTCCCGCCCGTATCCCCAGCCACGACTAAGGAGTATGTTTTCAGCGTCATCCTTAACCACTATAACATCGCAAGCGGTACGTTAAGCGCTGGCCTGCCTTACGCGGCCTTGATGGAGGTCGGCGGTGATGCATACACTAAGACCACCCCATTTGAGTTTGAGGCCGCGTGCGACTATCAGGAGTTCTTTCAAATCTCACGACTGTCTTTGTTGAGCATCCCAAGCAACAGCGACCCTACAGACCCGGACTTGAACACCGAGTTCTGGGTGACTCACGCAGACACCATCGACACGGAGACCTTTACTCCGATGCCTTACAAGCTGAAGAACTACAACTGCCAGCGTCTAAGGATTGCGACCATTGCATGGAACAGCACGACCAGCGCTTGGGTCGTGACCCAGCACCTTGTCGGCCCAATCACCATTCCTTATAATATCTTCAACGGAGGCACCTACGAAATCAGAACCTCCGAAACTGACCCAACTTGGTTTACGACTCCAAACAACGAAACCGAGCAACAAGAATGGGAGGGTGCCTACTCGGACTCTACCAAATGGTCTGGCAGCGGAACTAACCCCACCCAGTCCATCTCGGTCTAACCCCACCCCCCCCTTCCAATCCCGCCATCATTAAGACGCCATGACTTGCTCGACCTCTGTAACCTTCAAGCGCGGCACGACCTTCGCGGGGACCGTCACCTACACCCCCCAAGCCGGCGGGCCTGCCAACCTTCTGACGACCACGGTCACCTCGTCCATCATCGACGCCGCCAATCAGGTCTACCCGACCACGATCACGATGGCGGGGGACGGCCTTTCCTTCGTGGCATCCTACAGCCCGACCGCCAACTGGTCGCTCGGCTCGGCCCGCTGGGACATCAAGTTCGCCTACGGCACGACGGTCTTCTACTCGGAGACCATGCGCCTTAACGTCATCGACCAAGTCACCGCCTAATCATGTCCATCTCCATCTCTTCCGAGGTTCTTGGGACGCTCTCGGTCACGGTGGCGGAGACGACGGGTACGCTGTCGGTCGCCGTCCTTGCGACCGCCCCTGCCGTCCTTTCGGTGGAACTCGGCACGCCCGGCCCTGCGGCGACTGTTGCCGTCGGCACGACCACGACCCTTGCTCCTGGCTTAAATGCCACGGTGGTCAACTCAGGCACCTCCCTCGCGGCGGTCTTCGACTTCGGCATCCCTCAAGGCCAGCAGGGTATCCAAGGCATCCAAGGTATCCAAGGTATCCAAGGTATCCAAGGCATCCAAGGAAATGCAGGCTCGGCTGCAACCATTACCGCGGGAACGACAACGACCCTTTCGCCCGGTGCTTCGGCAACGGTCACGAACTCGGGCACATCTTCCGCTGCGATCTTCGACTTCGGCATCCCCGCTGGGGCAACGGGTGCGACTGGGGCAACGGGCGCCACGGGTGCGGGGGTTGCCGTTGGCGGTACTACAGGGCAAGTCCTGACCAAGGTCAGCGGAACGAACTACGACACGACCTGGACGACCCCAGCGGACTCAGCTACTTGGGGCAACATCACCGGCACCCTGTCTGCCCAGACGGATCTATATACCGCCCTTGAGGACAAACTCCCCTTGGCTGGTGGCACGATGGACCAAGGTGCCAACATCTATTTAAGCACCGCCACCTATGACTCCCTCGTAAACGGTGAGGTCTTCGGCGTTGAACTTAGCGCTGACCCTGAACAGAACGCCTCCCTGTCATTCAATAACGTAAGGGTGCAGGATGGTGCTGGCACGATGGAGATGCGGGCCGGTGGCCTTACCTTCCCAGACGCCAGCGTCCAGACCACGGCTGGCATCTCAGACGCTCCAAGCGATGGCTCTCAGTACGCCCGCGAGGACGCTGCTTGGACTGTCATCATCCCAGGAGACCGCTACCTGACGACCTCGACGACCAGCAACACCGTCAGCAACGGGAACAAGACCTTCACGATTGGTACGGGCTTGTCGTACACCCCGACCCAGAACATCACGATCTCCTACGACGCATCGAACCATATGCATGGCGAGGTGTTGACCTACAACTCTGGTACAGGTGTGCTGACGGTGGACATCAATTACCACACGGGTTCTGGCACCTACTCGTCTTGGGTCGTCAATGTTGGCGGTGTAACCCCTGCGACTTCGGTGGCTTGGGGTAGCATCACCGGGACTCTCTCCGCGCAAACCGACCTCCAGACGGCTCTCAACGCCAAGGCCCCTCTGGCATCCCCGACCTTCACGGGTACGGTGACCATCCCTGCTGGCGCGTCCATCTCTGGCTTTGCTACTCTTGCCTCCCCGACCTTCACGGGCGACCCTCGCTCGGTTACCCCTGCGACTGGCGACAACGATACCTCGATTGCGACCACGGCCTTCGTCAAGAACCAGAGTTATATCACCTCATCCGCGCTGGCTGGCTACGCCCTGCTGAACGGATCGTCGGCGTTCTCGGTTACCAGCAACACCATTCGGTCGCTTAATTCCACGGACGACTTTGTTCAGTTGAACCAGACCGCTTTGGAGTTCGGAAACTTGGGCGTCGGCGTGGCTGGTCTTTCGGTCAGTTCTACGGGAATCACTTTTGCGGACGCTACGGTGCAGACCACGGCGGCGGTGGCTGGCGTTCCTGAGGCTCCGATTGACGGCTCACAGTACGCCCGCAAAGACGCGGCTTGGGAAGTGGTCACGGCACCACCGGGCTTTATTACCAGCGTCACGTCTCCCCTGGCTGTCACCTCTGGCGACCTGTCGGTTGACCTCTCGGCTTACTCAACGACTGCGGTGGCTGACGGCCTGTACTACCCGCTCTCGGGTAACCCTTCAGGCTTCCTTACCTCGGCCCCTGTCACCTCGGTGGCTGGACGGACGGGTGCGATCACGCTGTCAAACGCGGACATCAGCGGACTCGGGACGATGGCTACGGCGGCGACGACCGACTACTTGGCTAAGGCTGACAACCTCTCAGGCCTTGCGTCTCAACCGACCTCTCGGACGAACCTAGGGCTCGGCACGCTGGCAGTTGTCGACGACGCACCTTCGGACTCCAAGGCATACGTCCGAAAGGACGGCGCCTGGCTAGCTCTGGTTGCTGACATTCCAGATTTCACTTGGTATGACCATCCGCATATTGCTTGGACTACCTCTGTTGCAAACAGCGGGGTAGCGGCAACTTCAGTATACACGACCAACATTATCAACCTAGTCACTTCGGCATCGGTTGCTAATTCACGAGCGTCAGTATACACTAGTAAGTCAACATCAGTTGCTGGCTATGTTCCGCAGTTCTACGGGAATGTAGCCTTGGGTAGATACCGAATGAACTGGTCACGGAAGATTGCCTTATCTTCAACATTTAACGATGGTGGAAACGGCATTAACGCCAATGTAGATTACTACGCTGGAATTGGGCTTCCTTACCCCGCTAACTTTGTTGGGACATTTACCGACAAAGGAATTGGCATTAACATAAATACGACTGCCACTAATGTTGGGCGGATTCGTATCATCTACCACGATGGCTCGACCCAAAAGGCTTCTTCTTGGTTTGATTATAACGCCGTTCTTTCTAACAATATTTGGAGTAACAACGCTTGGACACTTTACTCTGACGGGGCGGGAACGATTAAACTCTTTTGCTACTCCAACCTCCAGAACGGACTTGTGGCTACTGTCACAGATGGTCCTACTGGGGTTGGTGCAACTAACAACAATGTAAACATTGGAGCATCTATCCTTACTGGGGCAACGGCATCTAGTAATACTATCTGTATGATAATGCCCCGCGTATACTACGGACTCTAATCCCATGCCCTACTCGTACAAGATGCGACTGCGTTACGCGGTCCTAGATGCCTCGGTTAACCCGCCGACTCTTATGAAAGATATTTTCCCGACGACTTGGCAGGACGCTAGTGAGTCTACCCTAAACTCTGACCATTGCGTCGCCGTCTTCCCGACTAAACAATCGCCCGTCGACCTTGGCCCGTCCATCGTCGTCGAGGAAACCGAAACCCCTTAACCTATGTCCTACGCTATCCTCTTCCTCACCGGCCTCCTGATCGGCTTCGTCGCTGGTCTCCTCGTCTACCGCAAGCACACCGACCGCCTCAAGTCCACCGAGGACAAGGGCAAGTCCATCATCGACGCGCTGAAGGGTCGGTAACGTATTCTGGTCTAGACCAATTTACGATGCATCGCATTTTGGTCATCTCTTTACTCCTGGCTGGATGTGCTACTACACCCGCCCCGACCCCCGACCCTGTCCCCGCTCAAGGGACGCTGGACGTAGTCGGCAAGAAGGAGGACAAGTTAGAGTCGCGGACTGCGGCAGCCGTCTCGGTCGCTAAGACCAACGCCGACCAACCCGCCATCGTCCGTGCCGAGTTAACGGTGGCAGAGGCCGGGCTCCCTAAGCCGTCCGCTGAAGACCTTGCCTACGCTCAGGCTCGAGCCGCCAAGGCCGACCCTAAGGCCTACGAGGCCAACGTCGCTAACGCCACCGCCGCCCGGGCAGACATCAACGCCATGTGGGCGAAGCTCGAAGCCGAGCAAAAGCAGAACGCCGAGGCCATGTCGAAGATGGTCGGCGAAATCGACACGTTAAAGAAACAGGTCGACGAGGCAAAGAAGGAAGGCCAGCGGAACCTGTACACCCTAGTCGCCGCGGGGATGATGGTCCTCGGTGGTCTCGCCGTTGCCTTCGGTCGCGTGATGATCGGGGCGGGCTTGCTCCTCTCGGGCATCTGCATCGGCGCCGTCCCTTACCTCCTCGACTCGGCTTGGTTCCTGCCGTCCGTGGGCGGTCTCTTCCTTGTCGGCCTCCTTCTCGGGGGCTGGCATCTCTACAGCGGACACCTCAACAAATCCCATGGCCCTCAAGAAGAAGATAAAAATCAAGGAGGCTAAGATGGGGCGGCGTCTCTTGGGTCAGGCCATCAAGGAGGGTGACTCCTACACCATCCGCATCAACTCGAACCACGGCACGGAAAGGTCACGGCTCAACACGGTCGTCCACGAAGCCCTGCACGTCGGCGACTTCGACCTCACGGAAGCCCACGTCCGCTCCCTGACCGCCGTCGTCACCGAAGTCCTCTGGCGGGAAGGCTACCGCCGCATCAAACAATGAGTCCTCCCCCGCCCATCGACAGCGACTCCACGCAGTCCCTCGTCAAGGATGGGCTGGTGGCGTCCATCCTCGGCGGCCTTGCTATGACGGCACGGCTTCTCCTCTCGACCGAACCCGTCTCACCGGGCTGGGTCTTACGCCGTATTACTGCCGCCGCCATCACCGCGGCCCTTGTCGGCTACGGCATTGCCGACCATATCTCTTCCCCTGGACTACGGATGGCAGTCGTCGGTGCGTCTGGGTACGCTGCCCCCGAGGTCATGGACTACGTCCTGAAGTACGTCAAAGCCCGCGGAGAGGCCGAGGTCGCCAAGGTCACGAAGAAACCCAATGCCAAAAAGAAACCAGCCAAGCGGAGGAAGTGAGTCGAACATGATGTGGGCGACGGTGGCCCTGCTTGTTTGCTCTGCCGTAGGGGCTTTCAGCGTGGCCTATATCAGCTCGTACATCCTCGACTCGTTTCAGAACACGACTGCGATGGTCATGCTGATCACGGACGCCGGCACGAAATCGGACGACGCGAACCTTGAGAGGCAACTGACCTCGGCCACCTTGGGGCTGAAGGCCTGCCGAGACCTTGGGTGGGCGTTGGCGGTCGGGTGCCTAGGGGTGGGGGTGGCGGTCTTCCTACGCTTCCGCAGGCAAAACGCCTCCTAGGGCAAGCCAAGGGGGTCTAATGGGGGTTTCCATAACTCCCCTTGGTCGGCTTCCTTTGCCAACTAAAGAGGGGTAAAGTGTCCAATCTAAGCCCCTTAGAAGATTGTGCTTGTGTTTAAATCTAAAGCCTTCAGAACAGAGGAGTACCCAATACACCACATGACCAACCAAGCCAACACTCCTGCGACCTCCGACATCGAAACCCTTTACAAGAACTTGCGCCTCGCGGCTCAGGCTCTTGCCGACCAGACGGGTTGGGAAGTCAAAGTCCTCAACAACGATGGCGTCCGCGTCTTCGAGACCGAATAATCTCCAACCACCCAACCTAATGAAACTCCTCCTCGCCCTCCTCGCCGGCCTCGCCCTCGCGGCCTACATCCTCGCCCTCGCCGACGGCCCAAGCCTCGTCGACATCATCAACAAGTACTAATCACGACCATGCCCGACCCAATGTCCCACGTCCCCGACATGATTGCGTCCCCCGCCCATGTCATCCGCGGCCTCTCCTATCAAATCGCCTATGCCCGTGATCGCGTCCTCCAAGGCGACTGGACGGAGAAGTACGCCCGAGAGCGTATCCAAGTGAGCGCCGCCGTAGCTGAAGAGAACCTCCGCGAGTCCCACAACTGCATGGCGGTCTCCATCTACGCCAACCTCACCACCGGCTGTCGTGCCCTGTTCACTTGGTACTACATCGACCGCAACGGCAACAAGGAGGCAGGCTCGGTACACCCGACGATGGACGGACGATGAGCGACGACGTCAACTTCGGTCTGTCCCACGACCGCATCCGCCAACTCCTGGAGTGCAAGCCTACCGAGGGCCTTACTCCTGCTAAGCCTGTCCCCAAGGCCATTGCCCGCACCCCTAAGGCTAAGACCCCAAAGCCCGCCTTCAGCGAATTGGTCGCCAAGATTGGCTTAAGCCGTGAACGCGTCCAAGCGCTGCTCCCTAAGGTCGTGCTGGTTACTCCCCCTAAGCCTAAGAAGGTCAAGGAGCCTAAGGTCGACAAGCGGTCCTATGACTACCAGCGGGCCAACGATCCACGCCTTGCCGGTATGACCGACGATGAAATCAAACGCTTCAAAGTGAAGCAGTACCAACTCAAGCACCGCAAGAAGCTACAGGCCTATCACAAGAAGTGGCGTAAGGTTAACCGCGATAAGATGCGGGCAACCGCGTTGAAGTATTACCACAAAAACAAAGACCGCATAAACGCCAGAATTTGTCTTTGGAATAAGAACAACCGCGACAAGCGTAATGCCATTACTCGCCGTTACCGCATCCTCCGCAAGTTTAGAGACCTCGCATGAAAACCCTACTCCTACTCCTAGCCTCCGCGTCCCTCGGCTACGCCATCACCCCTGGACAAGTCGAGGCCATCATCTTCGTCGAGTCCTCCGGCAACCCCAAGGCCATCGGGCGACTCGGGGAGCGTGGCCTCGCTCAGTTCTTCCCTGCTGCGTGGGCCGACACGACCCGCTGGCGTGCCCGCCACGGCCTTCCGACCTACGGGTACAGCACTTGGGCCACGGACGAAGGGGTCGGGCGGGAATACGCCACCTCTTGGCTGACCCTCCTTGAGGAACGGCTGACCACGGCGCTGGGCCGACAGCCTACCCTTGGGGAAGTCTACGCCGCCCATCAACTCGGCTTTGCGGGCTTTAAGTCTAAAGGGTTTGACCTAAGGAAATGTCCGACCATCACTCGGGTCGTGGTCGCTCGCCTTAACCGAGACCCACGCTCCACCAAATGAACAAGCCAACCATCGTCGCCGTAGATCCTGGCGTTAACGGAGGCATCGCCGTCTTCACTCCTTCCGAGGGGACGACCGAACTCCACAAGATGCCCCCGACCGACTGGGACGTCGTGAACCTCATCAAGTCCATCCACATGAACGCAGGCCGCGTCATCCTGTACCTTGAGGAGCCTCCGCTCTTCGCCGGCAAGAACATCCCCGGCTCTGCCATCGGGAAACTGATGTGGAACACGGGCGTCCTCTACGGCTCCGCAGTCGCCAACGGCTGGGAAGTCCACCGCGTGAAGCCTGCGATCTGGATGAAGGCCCACCCAGTCGGCACCAAGGGCGAACGCACCTCGACCCAATGGAAGAATGTCCTCAAGGCACGGGCCTGTGAACTCTTCCCCGATGAGGACGTGACCCTCTGGAACGCCGACGCTCTCCTAATCCTTGACGCTGCCAAACGTGGCGCCATCAACTAACCCCCTTCCCATGCTCAAGAAACAACCCAAGCCCACCCCCGAAGTCAAAGTCCCCGCGACCTACCGCGAACTCTCCGGCTCCTCTTATATCGTCCTCTCCGACGGCACGGTCGCCCGCAAGCTGAAGCCCCGCCCCGCTGGGCAGACTCGCTATTGGTTCCTGTCCCACGATAACCGCCTCCGCTGCGTCTCCCAGAAGACGGTGGACGAGATGACCTCCTTCCCCTAATCCTTTCCACCCAACCCACACAACAAGCCATGAGCAAAAAAGAAACCACCACCGCAGTTAGCCAGGAGCAGTCGAATCCCTACTTCGACCTGATAACCGCCCTGTCCTCGATGGAGAACGTAGGCGCCAACCGCATCAACCCCGCCTTCAAGGCACGCTATGTCTCGCTCGACGCCCTGCTCGACGCGGTGAAGCCTGTCCTGCAAGCGAACAACCTCGCCCTCGTCCAAGTCCTCGAGACCGAGGAAGGCAAGGTCGGCGTCTCGACTTCCCTGCTGCACACCTCGGGCCACCTCTTCGCCTTCGGGAAACTGATGGTCAAGGCCGACGGCCTTACTGCTCAACAGGTCGGGGGTGCCATCACCTACATCCGCCGGCAGTCCATCCAGACCGCTTGCGGTATCTCGGTCGACCTCGACGACGACGGGCATCAGGCCTCCGCCCCTAAGCCCCAAGCCCCGAAGGTCTTCATGGGCGAACTCCGCTTTGAGAAGGCCGCCGTGGAGATCCTCACGCTCAAGGGCTGGCTCAAGCCTGGACAAGGTTTGAAAGACCTCAGCGCTGAACACCTCGCCGCCATCAACACCCACGCCTTCGAGCAGGCCGTCCGCAACGCCGCCAAATGAACATCGAACTTATCATCGAGAACGCCCAGCTGAAGGGCCGCGTCATCGCTCTGGACGCAGAGGTGAAGTGCCTTGAGGCCGTCATCCGTGCGCACGAACGCGTGGACTGCCTGTCGGTGACCAGCCTCAAGAAGCAACTGGTAGAGGCTGAAGCACAAATCGCCATCCTCCGCAAACTCGGCACCGAGATGGGCAAGCACCTCCCCGACACCGACGAGGCGAACCGGGCTTACATCGACTTTGAAGCGGGAGGTAAGTCGTGAGCGAGCCGAAGCGATACCTAGCCAAATGTCCTTGGTATGCCATCGAGACGCAGGAACATCCGATGGGGGAGTTTGTGCTGTATTCCGACTACGCCCGCCTCAAGTCCGAGGTCGAGAGGCTGACCAGCGCAGGAGATTGTTTAGTTATTCATATTGAGGCTTGTTATCGAGCAGAAGGTTATGACCCAAAAGACTGTGATATGATAGATAATTGGGATGCTGCCAAGGGAGGCAAACAGCCGTGACCTACCCGACATCCAAACTTGGCGCCTGTCAGCCCATCAACGTCATTTTGCCCGACTCGACCATCGTCCTTATGTGGATCGTCAAGACCGAGGCCGTCCGGCAATTCTCCCTGACCGACATGAAACAGGCCGAGGTCGAGCTTGCGGACTTTGACGCGGTCATCCTGTCCAAGCAGGCCAAACATATACGCGAGATGACCGGGGCGACCTTTGAGAAGGACGGCAACGCCTACGTCATCGACGCCGTCAGCCAATCGGTCGCCGACAAGATTAACAGAAAAAGTGTTTATCTGACCCCTATTTGGCTCTCCGCACGCTCCTTTTTCCCAACATGACGCCGAAAACCGTCCCATCTTCGGTTTACAAGACCGCCCAAGCCTACGTCGACCAACGCAAGCCCTTCGCCCTTATCATCCTCCTCGACTCCATGCTCTACGTGGAAGTGTCCGCCAAGACGGCAATCGTCTTTGAGCGCCTCCTCAAGGATTGGACCGCCGAGACGATGCCCACCCTCTACCGCTCCAACCTCCGCAC